GGAATTGGAGAACTAATAAGAATAGACGGCACAAACGTAGGCTTGTCCATATCCTCATTGAAAGCCCACTGTGCTCTGTAATCTGGGCAGTGTTTATCAAATACCAGATGAGGCTCCTTGCATCCCGGGCACATAAACCTTAGTTCATTATGATAGCCCTCGCCAGTCATTCTAGTTACTTTAGCCATAGCAGTTATTGTGTTGGTTCGTTTAGCGTGAAAGCAGACTTCTCCCCCTCTTCCTTCTTATACTGATCGAAATCTTTCTCAGGATCCGAAGTAAGCGAAGCCTTCATGAAGGATGCCTTTTGAGACATAACAGGATTACCACCGTTAGCATCTTGCCATATCTTTATTTCTGCTGCCTCGTCAACGATCATGTAAGGCGTGATAATTGGCTCTAGAATCAGATTTTCAGCATCGCTGGCTAGTTGAGTGTTCATTTTACCGATGAACGCCTTAACGATGTTAATACGACGTTGCAGGTACTCATCAAATACCTCTTGGTGGTCTGCAACCTTCAGGTGAGCATCCATGAATAGGAGCTTAAGGGCGATACCCGATATCGTCCCTAACCCCTTAACGGCATCGAAGGATATATCAGGCGTTTGCGTAATCGTGTAGATCATTCTCAACAGGGTATCAATTTCGAGCCTTACGCTCTCAGGAGCACTAGACCATGACAGGTATTGAGCGGTTGAGTTCACATCTCCCTCGATAATTGCCCCGCTCTCTCCCTTTTTAGCAAATCCGGTGATCTTTCCAGACACAAAAATCTTGGGGGCCGCATGGTAGTCGTTAGTATCGGCAAAGTTCGAAAGCAACTTTTCAAGGCGCTCTATTAGTACCTGAACATCCTCCCACTCTACCTGTGGTTGCGTTCCATACACTACCGGTATTCTACCTATAGTGTTTTCCTTTGGAAACAAATCAACAAGCGTGTATCCATTTTGCCCGCTTACCCACTGGTACATCTTATCAGACGTATACGTTTCGAAGTAGGTAGTGTCTTTCCCTCTTTCATCCTTAACGACAAACTCCCTTGAGAAGGCAATCATGTCTCCTGTTTCGTCAAAGTATGGGAATAGGACATCTCCAAGTAGCGGAGATAGCACCGCACACCTTAGCTTGAACTTGCTATCAAAGCCATAGGTGCTGTTCTTTTCCTCCTTGGTGTACCACAACTCTGCAACCTCGGTACAGCTGAATAGGTTTCTTGCCACCTTACGGTTGAAACTCTTTTGCTTTATGTCAAACATCACCCTTTTAACGGCCTTTTCAACGATCTTTTGGTTATCAGTTTCAGGAGATGAGTCTAGTGTAACAGGGTTACCAAACAGGAAGCTGACGGCTCTCTTTACAATCAACTTTTGAATGGCTATCGCAACGCGAGCAACCGGCTCTATTCGATACTTTGTATCTGAAGAGGATCCAATCACTTGTATAGCCTCGTCCTGTTGGTTGATGTCGTCCGGATCAATTTTAACCCGCTTGTCTTGCCGCTTGATGCGGTTAAACACCTCATGCTTCATCGGGTCAAGCTGGTTAAGGTAAGGCTCAAGTGTTGTCTCCTTAAGCCTCTTTGACTTCAACTCGGTAATTACCTTTGAGTAATCTAAGGCTTCACCATCTGCTGTGGCGAAAATTTCATCTATTGTCATGTCGTAACTGAATTACTGTGATACAGATTTACACAAAAATATGATTAATAAGTTAATGGAGCATGATAGTCTTCAACTATTGTTGACTCAAACATTTCAAACATTAACTCATGCTCAGGAAATAGGTCATTAAGGTAGAGGTATTGCCCACCGTTTGCCTCTTCCACTGGAATACCGTTGTCTTTTGGATAGGAAGCAAAAGGCGGGTAAATCTTAATTAGCGCAACAAAATCCTTGTCGCTCATGAATACCCTTTTGCATCTATCCTTATGAGCCCACGAAGCCTCGAAGTCAGCAAGGCGCTGCGCTTCGAGTTCGGCAACTTCATCGGCTGTCATTTCGATATATCTAAAGCCTCTCTCAGTTGTAATTCCCTTAAACATGGCTACTTCTTTTTAAGAATTATTTTAGTTCCTACTGGAATTACGCCTGTATTTGGCAGTATATCAAGGCGGCTAATAGGAGACGTTATTGCGCCAAAATTGATAAATCCAGTTATAGGATAAGTAGCGAATGAAGGGCCGGCATATATTCTTGACATCGTGGCGTTCATTGTAACTGTATTTATATTTTCGTCATAGCGTAACGCTATCCTTCCCTGACCACCTAATTCTCCGCCAATAAGATTAAATCTGCTTATATTAACGCTTGTGTAAGAATTATAAACGGCAGTTAATATGTTATTAACCCTCAAATACATCGTATTCGACGGCCAAGACGGATTGATTATATATACTACACACTCATACAGGCTGAATGGTTGCCCATTTTTATCAAGAGTTATAGATATAGATGCGGTAGGGGCAGTTGTCAGCACCTCATAAATAAGATCATCCTCCAAAACCGCCACCCTCCCATCAATCGAGAACACCTTGCTAACCAATTTTTGCAAGTAGCTCAGCATGTTCTTAGCGGTTGCGCCTAGCCAAGTAGCCTCAGCGTTAGCAATTACCCCACCGTTGGCCACGCTGTCTAGGGTTGTAATCAATAATGCTGCAAACTCCGGTGAAGAGGTTGCCGATAAACCGTTAAGCCGTGCCAGTAGCGCGTTGGTGAATGCGTTGGTATCTGGATTACTTTCATAGGCTATTTTTATCGCTGATCCAGTCATAGCCGCGTTCAACAGATCGGGGTCGCTTAGCTTGATATAAGTAGCATTTACCCCCGCCGTCGTAGCCTTGTAAAGTGCCCACTTGCCGTCTCCATCGTTTGTTACGAATACATGCCCACCTTGCGGAGCGTTGTAGGCGTTACATTCGGTAATGTCAGCAACAGTTACCTCTGTAAATGAGGCAACGATAAGGTTGTATAGCTTCTTTAATGTGTCACCGCCCGAAGCCACGCCATCCACAATAGCTGCAACTTGTGTTGCTGCAACCCCCTTATCTTCCTTTCCTTGTGCTACTGACAAGGCGGTTGATGCCGAACTCTTAGCTTCCAATATCTCAGCGCTAAGTCCTGTAATAGAAGATATAGGGTGAGCATCAGGAAGGCTTCTCCCTGTTAGATCCTCGTGGGCTGTAACACCATTGCCCCCTCCAAAGTTTATTGTGATTGACATGGGGGGTTGCATCTCAACTGATACCGCTATTTGAGTCCCATCAAATAAGGCCGTTAGGTTGATTTGCCCTTTTACTTCTGCCGTTGCTACCATTTTCTTACCTTTGAAACAGTTGTCTTGGCTATACTCTTAATCTTACATCTTCCAATAGGCTCCCACTCATCGTTAACAAAAGCCTTAATGTCCATTACAAGAAGGCCATCGGTGATGTCTTCGGTATCTACTCCCTCAATTGTTCCAGAGTAGCTATTACCACTCTTAGCTAGAGTAGCATATCCCTCCACTTCATTAGAGTCAGGTAGTTCAGGATAGGCAAACTTTGCCAGCACCGTTTCATTTTCGCTGTTAATTACATGAACGATCACGTTCTCTACGGATACCGGGAATGGCACCGTAAACGGTATCGTTGATCCTGAGTAGTAAGGCTGTCCTTCCATAACGATATGTTGAATTAATTAAAAAATTCCTGTTAAATCCTGCCGTCCTCCTTTGTTTCGTTGCTCAACTGTGCCGGTCAGCGCATCAGCAGCATCGTCGTGATCGTTATCTCCCACCTTCATGTAGCTCGTTATTGCCTTGTAAAATTTTGGCCACATCTTATCCCAACCCTTGGGAAAGTATGTAAGGTTCTGGACGGCTGCCGAGTTTGAGAATATTCGAACGATCTTATTATCCACTTGGTGAAACCACTTTATTTTAGTCTTGTTGTTGCCTAGGATCCTACACTGATTCTCAACAGCACGAGCGAAGCCTCGGCCTCCATTGTTCGACTCGATAGTTGCTTCCTCTGTGAATTGCCTAGAAAGCATTTCGGCCGTTTTAGGCTCAGTATACTCCATTGGCTTCTGTGTGAATAGAACATCAGTAATGTAGTTAGCGGTTTCCGTCTCAACGTAGCATATGGCACACAGGTAATCTTCTCCGGTGTCTGCCGTATCTATGTATGCCTTTTTAACCATTGTTTTTGAGTAAGGAATAATTTCATACTCCCTAAATCCTTGCTCGTACATAAGTCCCTGCAACGGTTTCGGATCTTGCTGGTATAGCGATTCGAAAACGTGCTTATTCCTGTCCCTTACCGATATTAACTTTTCTAGGTTATGACGTTCTGGCCATAAGGCCTCTCCTTCTTCTCGGCTATCGTATTCAGTTGGTGGCCCCACTTTTATTGCCTGATAAATGACAACTACCCATCCGCGAGGGTTGGTTATTGGGTCGTATATACCCTGCTCTTCTAGCAACTTACCCGCTAGATCGTGCTCATGCCATCGGGTAAAAACTATTAACTGCTGGCTATCGTTATGAAGGCGCGTTTCGGCAACCGTATCATACCAATCTTCAACCGATTCACGCACTGTTGGAGACCAGGCTGTCTTAGCATCCTTATAGATATCGTCCATGATCAGGGTATCTACAGGATCCCCGGTAAGAGGGCCTCCAACGCCAACCGTTTTAAAACCGCCCCTATGTCCTACAATTTCGCACTCGTCAGCATTTCGAAGCCATGACCCGGCAACGGTAGTTACCTGTGAAGCGTTAAGGCAGGTGCCCGGGAATATCTCATGGTATTCTTGGGTATCGATAACCCGCTGAATCTCTCGGTTAAACTTTCTTGCCTTCGGAGATGAGTAAGACACAACAGCAATCTTTCTATCTGGGCTCTTCCCTAGCATGTATGCCGGCAGCCTTCTGGTAGATCCTTCCGATTTACCATGCTGCGGAGGCATAAATACCATGAGTTTGCCTATTTTACCTTCTGCAAACTCGTTAAGAATGTTGTAGTATTCAATGTGAAATGGTGCAGGTTCGAACGTAGGCATTGTCGACTTTGTAAACTGCAAAAGGCTGCTCCGGCTTTCCCGAATCAACCTTTCCTTCAAGGCAGACAAGTATTCTACTTTTTCGCTCCTGGTCATTGTGTCACTTATTCAATTTCTTCTCAAGTTCTGCTATCCTAGCATCAAGCTCATCGTCTTTTAGGCCAGCAAATAGATCCTTTCCATCCTTGCCTGTAACCTCGTTGTTTTGCCTGTTCTTCCAGTTAACAGGATCGGCATTACACAGGGTGAAAATGATGGCTGCCGTATCGGGTTGAAAGTGCTTATCAACGGTCTTCTGCTCCTTAATCCGTGGCTTTGTCTTACCCGATTCATCCTTCTCCTTCGACTCAACCATTATGACATGCTTCTCCTGGACCGTATAGCCTTGGATCTTCTTCAAGAGAGATTTTTTTGCTTCGGCTACAAAGAAGGCCGATCGAGCTTCCTCTGCTTTTTGTATTTCCTCCAGAAACTCTAAGTGGTTAGCCTTCCAATAATGGTATGTGCTTTCAGAAATACCTGACATAGAGCATATTTCAGGTATTGTGTAGCTGTCCTTCTTGATAAGGTCAGTTATTCTCTTGACTGTATTCTTGGTATACTTCGGCATGTTACCCCTCCTTGTCAGTATCAACCGTTACTCTTTGCCTCGCTTTCTCTTCTGCTTTTCCGGTTAAGCGATATCTAGTATCAGCATTGCAACACTTCTTTGACTTCTTTCCACTTCCACAAGCACAAAGAGAGTTTCTTCCGGACTTTACGCTTTTGATTGGGCTTCCTTCGTTACTAATGAAGTATACCATTCGTTTTTTACTCATGATTTATCGTATTAGGTTACTATTCTTTAAGTTCACACTTAAACCCTCTATCCTGAAGTTCTGAATACAGCAAAGAGAGTTTTGCAACGTCTCCACACTCAACTATTAATCGTGTTGATATTTCCTTTTTTTCTTCCACTTCTTCTTCAGGAATATCAATATCAGTAGATATCCCCCAATCTTCTGGAACAACCTCCCACTGTGCCGCTATTTTATTTATTACCTCTTCGTCCCACGCCATATTGGCCTTACTGGTTGCGTTATCAGCAAGCGCCAAAGACCTTCCTTGAGCAGAATCGATATCGATGTCGATACGCTTTACCGCAACTAACATTGTTCCGTCAGTCTCAACTATTATTACATTCTTAAGACCAATAGCTGCGGCTGTTTCTGTCGATTTATTTCCGGCAATGATTCGGTTGTTTTTGTCAATAACAATAGATCTAGCGGCTCCAAGTTCCCTAAATGATTTCTCTATCAGGTGCCCGCCATACTCTGTTCCCTTGTTTGCATTTAGGTTATCTAGCGTAAGCTTGTCAATCTTTATTTGTTGCGTTTTTGCCATTATTGCATTGTATTTTTAACAAAAATAGCCTAAAATAGTATCACAGTGATACATTTTAGACTAAAAATATACATAATGTTATACTTTTACATACCCTAAATTTTAACAAAATGGAAACTCAACCACAAAAGATCAACCACACTACAGGAATAATAGGTGTTTTAGTCACAATAGTTTTAGTTATTATTATTTGGAGGGGATGCTCTTCTGAAAAAGAAAGGCCTATGGGTGTTTCGGTTAACCTAGGACAAAGCAGCATAACGATAACCAACACCTCAGAAAATAGCTATACTAATGTCGTAGTTAAGGTAAATGGAGAATACAGGTTTAAGGTGGATAACTTTGGATCCTCAGACACAAGGCAGATACCGTTTGAATCATTCGAAACAAACGATGGAACTAGGCTAGACAAAGAAGTAACTAGCGTGGTTGATGTATACATTTCAGGTTATTACCTAGGGAGTAAGTATTGGGATTTTTTCAAGCCAAGAAAGTAAATAAGAAAGCCCCTACAGTGAGGGGCTTTTACTTCCGGCAGATTGCGTGACCAAACGCTACTTAGTGGCCGGAAGTGTATCTAGTATTTAAACCCTGTAAAATGAATAATGGCCATTGGCTGGCTTAAGTTATAACCTCTGAACCATTCTTTAAAGTCTTCAAGTGAAAGGCCGTCGTTTTTGGAAATTTCAGATAAATTTAAAATTTCCATTGGCTTTTCAGCAACCCAAGGCTTATTTAGGTCATAAAACGCAAATCTAACATCCTGTATCCCAACGCCATCTTCCTTTCCAAGTTGGCAAATTGTAACACACTTGCTGTTGTATGGCTTTCCCGACCAATAGTATAACTCAAGAACCGCCTCACCTCTCTGAATTTTTTCAATTCGCTTGGCCCAAAGGTCATAATTAGCCCTTATGGTATGAATCTTTGCTGTGTTTACTTCACTAAAACGGTTCGTTTCTTCACAATAGTACGCCGTTGACAGGAATTTACCTAAGCCTATACCTATTTTCTCCTTGAAGAAAGTAAGTTCCCCAGCCCTTTTATGAGTAGCAGGGAATTTGAGGCTAACAGGGAGCCTATACCTAACTATTTTCTTTGCTTTCATTACTTGAAGTTTTCAGGTTTTAAACAAGACATTTCAATTGGTTGAAAGTTTTTGCCGAAAGTGAGTATGGTAAACCACACCTTTCCGGTTTCTGCCACCTGTTTCTTCTCTTCATCAGAAAGTTCGAAGCACATAGTAACAGGCACCTCTCCTTTTGATGCATCTGCAAATACAGGTAACGTTTCATACTCTTCTTGGTGTTCGGCAATGCGAACATTTACCTCTGGAAATTCAATTGCTATCATTTTACTGTTCCTCCTCGTTATCAATAGTTCTTTTATCAAACACATACACAACTGCATTTCCATGCTGTGCAACAACATCTGCTTCTGTTACGTTATCCGCAGTAAAATTTGCAGCAACATATAGCGCGGCTATTCCTCTATCTGCAATTGTCATTGACATTTTTCTAGTCCCTCTCCAGCTTCTTTTTTCTTTTAAAATTTTGTCAATTCTGGTGCTACTTATCTTATTTGCTCTTTTAACCAAATTATTTGCCTTTAAAAGAGTTGGCAGATCTTCAGTGATTAGTTCTGGAATTTCGGAAATAGGAACTCCGTTTGCAATCATAGTCCACAGCACCATCTTACCTACTATTTTCCGTGCTTCTTTTATATTCATGGCTATACCTCCTTGAATAAGTTATAATCCCGATTAACACAACTTTCTGGCATAATTTTAGAACCCCTTTCAATGCCTGCTTGCTTAAGCAGAGAATCTTTAAAGTAGATTTTAGCCCCTGAAAACTCAACCTGCTTGACTACTCCATGAATAAACTTGGATAGTTCCTTCTTGTCGTATTTCTTGCCACTTTCAAGCCCAATCTTATATAGATCACAGAAGCAATCTGTTGCTGCAATCATTTCAAAGCTGCTTGCAAGATCAATGATAGGCTCAATCGAAGCGAACGTCTTAAACCCGACATTGTGCAGCTTTCGCATGGCCTCAATACGCTCATGGTTGGTGGAAGCGTTTGGCTCTAGCTCGTCGTGGCCTGTAAGGGTAAATCCAAATGCCCACAACGACTTTTTAGGCTCCCTATTCCAAATGGTGCCGTTTGTTTCCAGTTCCTCTATGAATTGATCTATTAGCCAATCAGTCCTTTTTGTAAGGATCTTAAAAGGAACATTGTTAACCCTGCACACATTAATAGCCTCACAAGTTAATGGCCATGTTTCTGGCAAACATGGGTCGCTTGTAAACGTAAAAAACAGTCCATGATTTTGCAACTCGGTAAGGTTCGCTTTTAACTCCTTCTCAAACACGGCCAACGCATGTGCCTCGCTCTTAAAGCAACTCTTCAACTTCGGCTCACATCCTCCTAGTATCTTTGCGCCTCTACCTTTCTTTAGGTAGCAGTAGGTGCATCCGTTCGAGCATCCTATGTAGAAGTTACAGGCCCACTCGCTGTATTCTCCGGCTTTGCCTTTTGGCTTGTATATTGCCTTTCCCTTGAATTCAGTATCATTATTCATAGTGTTGCGGTTATTAATTACTAAACTTTTTTAACCATTTTTTTAGTCGGAGTGCTAATTGATTGTTGAACACTCCATTTATACTTAATCAAACGACAATACATAGTATCATACTCCATGTCAGCTAATTCTGCCAACTCCGATATAGTCATTAGTTTTCCATTGTGCTCAAATGATACGTTTCTTGAAGTATTGTTGGCTTGATTTTTAGCAGTTTCCCACCTGCAATTTGAAGGCTCGTAATTACCACTTGAATCTATCCTATCAATAGTAGTTCCGATTGGTCGTACTCCCATATCTTTGAAAAAGTTCTCAAAATTGCGCCACGACTCACAAACTATTATTCCTTTTGCGCCATACCATTGATATTCTTTGCATTTTTGATTATTACACCTATCATTCATTTTAGCCCAACTTGTGTATGTTGGTGTTTTTTTTGAATGCCTCCTGTTTTGCCCATGAACAACTCTTAAAGAATTAATCTCTTTGCAGTAGCAGCCACACGAAACAACCAAGCCACGAACTAAAGACAAAGCGGATATCTCTTTGATAGTTCCACATTCGCATTTACACAACCAATACATGCCTCTAGTCGCGGTTCTTCTTTCACCTGCTTTTAAAACAGTTAGCCTTCCAAAAGATTTTCCAGTTAGGTCGTTTCGCCTTCTTAATTTTAAATTTTCCATAAAATAAAAATACCCCTATCAATTTCGCTTTGCCTCTGACCTCAAAGCGTCCTTGAAAAGGGGGATTTAAAATGTCTTTATGTTACCATTGTCAGAGGGGCAACATTATATCCACAAATATAATCATAAAAGTATCACAGTAATACAGTTATTCTAAATTATTTTGGTTTTATTCTAATTGGAAACCCAGCATAATACCAGCATATCAAAGCGGCATCGCGCATTTCCTGATTCGATCTTGAAGGAAATCTAGGAACAAATTGGGCTATCTCTGCATGCGTAATCTTACCATCCTTGCTATTCCAGCACTTCTTAAGCGGTCTCACTTCTTCAAGTTCTAGCTCATAGTGCCGGCACATCTCAGCGATTTTATGCGCTGTTTCGTGGTTTCGTCCAACTGAGTTACCCTTTGCAGCAGCAACCCTGCTATTATCTCTCTTCCCTAGGTGCCAATTAGAAGCGTTTATCCATCCTGCTTCGACATAGACAACCAACGTTTTTCTAGATTCGATGCACATTTTACGCGTTTCGATCAAAAAATCGAGAAGCAGAGGAAATGTCATTGAAGTTACGTTAAGCCTCTTGGATGCAACCTCTAGGAATGCAACACCCGACTTGTCGCAGTCAGGATCTATTGCAACAATGTAGTTCGGCTTCATTAGAATGGGAGGTCGTTAGTTTCATCACCAGAAGGGAACCCAGGACTAGGCATCGGAGGTTGGCTTTGATCTGGTTGATCTTTTGGCCTATCAGGAACATCGATAATGTTCGCTATAATTGACGTCGAATAGCACGTTACATCTCCTTTTTTGTAGGTAGAAGTGTGCAACTCCCCTTGCAACGTAACAAGATCACCTTTTTTTAGCCTTTTCATGGCCTTTTCACAGTTGTAATTCCACGCTACAACGTTGTGAAATTCGGTCAGCTCATCCCATGTGCCGTCTTCTTTCTTTCGTGCCTTATTTGTTGCAACAGAGAACCTGCAGCACTCGAAGTTTTCTACTTTCACAGGATCCTTTGTTACCCTGCCTGATAATAATACAAGATTTACGCTCATAATGTGTTGATTAATGGTTATCGATCTAACTACAACAAGTATCACTGTAATACGTTGTTGATTACGCAATTACTTAAATTTCGTCTGGAATGCTATAAAGCATTTTATCAACCTTTTTAATGAAGTAAACTCTCCCTTTGATCTTTACAGTTGTATAATTGTCCCACGAATCTTTTTGAGCACCAACAAGGTTCATTAGCTCCTGATGGCTTATGATCTTCACCCTGCTATCAAAGCTTAAGAAGTTGGCTATGCTTGGAGTAGGATAGAAGCAGTTATCAATAACATGGTTTACCGCATCCTTTAGCCGTTCATTGCTAAAGCCCTTCTCTTTCATTCGCTCAATAAAAACAACGTAAAATTCAGGTGTTAGCGCAGGGAAAGCAGCCTTTACTCGTGCTACGCTTTTCGCTACAACAGCCTGGCTTAGCTCTCCGCGATAAATTGATATTGAACAATCCCCTTCGCTATCAATTTTCGGCAAATTGTCCTGCGACAATATTTGCAAGCTGGTTCCAGCTGGTTGCCTCCTTGCTACTAGGTCTTTTATCTGTTCCATTTTTA